TAGGTGCAGGAGACTTGCCGTATAACCTACTAGGTTTGCCAATGGATGTTGGCCATCAAATAACAAAAGTGTTTGGCAACAAAACACCCGATGAAAACATATTTGGTTCGAGTGCATACTTGAAAAATAAAGCCACAGAAATGGGGCTTAGAACACCCACACCAACAGATCCAACATTGGCTGGATTTAGAGAAGCTGGAAATATTGGGGCATCTTTGGTTGTTCCGGGCGGCCCTAGTGCTGGTGGTGTAGCCGACTTAGCGGCGGCACGTGCCGCGCAAGCCGCAAGAGCGCAAGAAGCCGAAAGAATTGCCAACACTCCAAGGTTACCCGTAGCACCATCAGCAGGGGCAGGATTACCGCCCGGTTCTTTAGTCGGAAATACTAAAGCTGTTGTAGGTACTCCTGCACAAATGTTACCAAGAACAGCAGAAGATATGGCGCTTGATTCCGCAAGAACAGGCGAAGCTCTAACCAATCTACGAAAAGATCAAGAAATAGCAGAGGCACAAAGAGCTGCCGCTGTTAAATTAAATGCCCAAGAAGCGCCTTCAACAATGCGCATAAATCCTTTGGGCGCGGCAAGCATTGCTGTTAACTCAGGCCCTGCTATCAGTTCAATGATGGGCGGAACAAATGGCTCAACGGCTTCCACCGCAACGCCAAACTACGATGCAATGACGGAAGAAGCCGACAGAGAGTTTGGGCCTAATGCACCCGCACGCCTTGACAGTGGTATTGATGCGGAAAATGGCCCGCAAGCTAATTTTCAATCTTCTGCCCCTGCGCCAGCTAAAGGTGGTAGGGATTGGAATGATATGCTGCTGAACCTCGGCCTTGGGCTGATGGCAGGGCAGTCACCTTATGCGCTACAGAACTTGGGTACAGCAGGGCTTAATGCACTGCGTCAAGAGCAAGAACAGAAACGAGCAACGCTTGAAGAACGTAAAGAAGCCGCTTTGGAAGATTTGCAAAAACAACAAGGCCACTACTATGGTGCGTACGCTACTGCTATTGAGCACGGCGCTAAAGAAAAGAACACGCAACTTGCCGTTGATGAATTGATCGAGAAAGAATTGGCAAGCAATAAAACGCTTTTTGATCCAGCAGCCAAAAATGCAGAACGCATACGCTTGCAAAATATGTACTATCCACAATACGGACTTGATAGTACAATGCCAAAAGTGGGTGGGGGTGTTGATCCCTTGGGTTTACGCACTGTTGGGTAAAATATGAAAATTAGCGATATTCGCGAGCAATTTCCTCAATACAACGACTTGAGCGATACAGCGCTTGCGGATGCGTTGCATTCAAAGTATTACCCAGATTTACCCAAAGAAGACGTTTACAAACAACTGGGCTTAGAAACTTCAAAAAAAGGATTAGGCGCGGCGTTTGAACGTGGGCTTGAATCCTACCTATCCCCTTCATTGACTGCCCTTCAAGGCCCTTCTACTGAGTCTGCTTTGGCAGGGGTAGAACGCGCTAAAAATTTAGAAGAAACAAACCCAAGTCAAGCATCTCTTGAAAAAGTAAAAGAAGCGTTTAAAAAAGGCGTTTTGCCTGGCATCGGCGAAACAGTTCGTGAGATCCCGTACGCTTTTGCGGAGCAAGCACCTAATCTTGTTAGTATGGGAGCGGGTGCTCGTTTGGGGGCAATGGCAGGTGCGCCATTTGGGGGTGTGGGTGCTCTGGGCGGAGCCGGATTGGGCGCTCTTGCTGGCCAATTTGTATCTTCGTATTTACCCCAAGCAGGCGGCAATATTGAAGAACAAGCACAAGCTCAAAAAGCTAGAGGCGAACCCGTTAATATTAATGCTCTAAAAGCATATGGGACTGCTGTGCCAATGGCGGCGGCTGATGTCGGTTTGATGCACTACATCGGTGGTCGGGGTTTGATGGGTAAGATGCTAGGTGTACCCGAAGAGTTAATGGCTAAAAAATCTGCGGTTGAAGTTGAGAAACTTGCGCAAGAAAAGCTAGTTCCCAGCCTACTTAAAGGTACAGCCAAAGGTTTTGCGGCTGAAGCTCCTACAGAAATACTTCAAGACGTCCTACAACGTGCTCAAGCGGGTGAAGATTTAACAAGCCCAGAAGCCTTTCAAGGTTATGGTGAAACTGCATTTCAAATGGGGTTGTTGTCCCCGTTGGGTGCACTGGGGCGTTTGTCTGAAAAATCAGAAGCTCGTGGACAGTTGGAAACAAAAAAAGCTGAAGAGCAAAAGAAACAACAAATTCAAGCAATCAAAGATCAGCAAACTGCTGACGCTCAAGAAGAACAAAGAAAACAAGACCCTGCGTATATGCAGACGTTTGTGCAGAACTACGAAGCTCTGCAAGACCAATACAAAGACCTTCAAAAGCAAACCAAAAAGCCTGACATGAAAACGGCTGTACCTGCTGATATTGAGCAGTACAACCAAAATCGTGAGCAACTGGCTGAAATGCGCAAAAAGTTGACGGCCGACTCGCAAGAGTATCTACAACTGCGTCCCGCATACAACCAAATACGGGCGCAACAACAAGCGCAAGCACAACAAGCCGAAGACCAACGCTATCAGCAAATGGAAACGGAGACCGCACAAAATCAGCCAACGGCTGATACGGCGTACTACCAATCTCCACAAGGCACATTGCCAGGCATTCAACCCGCAATAGACCCAACAACAGGTGAACCTGTTGCACAAGCTCCTGAAAAAGTGGACACCCGTGCTTTGTATGACCGCTTACAAATCTTGCAACGCGCCAAAGATGCGCACCAACAACAAGAAAGTGAAATTGCGGCAAGCGGTGACATGAAAGCTTTGGGTGAATTTTTTAAACAAAAAGATACCGTTGATAAAGCCTACAAGGATACGGCAAAACAACTCAAGGAAGCTGGTGGCTACGAGCCTGCGCCTAAACATCCCGCCGTTGTTGCGCAAGACGCTTATAACAAAGCGGCGGCTGAACTACAAGAAAAAAGTAAAGCTGGCACTTTTGGTTATGATCCTGAAGTAGCAAGAAAGCTGTACGCCAAAGTTGAAGCGGCACAAAACAACCTTGATAGTGTCATAGCCGAACATGGCCCGGCACCTAGAGGGCATGAACAAGAAGGCTTTGACTTTGGGCCTGAGTCAAAATTTCCTGAACTTACTCAAGAGTCGATACCCGATTTTGTTAAACGTAGAAACGACGCACTTGTTGCCGAACGTAAAAAACAAGCGGAGTTGTACGAACAAAAAATACGTCCCGAAATTCAAGGTATTCAGCGTATTGCAAGTCGTAGAGATGAAGGCCCCACTATCTTTGGTCAGTTACCGCAGATGGAAGAGGAACCCAAAAAAGGTTTTGGTTTTGGTTCTGCCGCTATGGGGCAGATGCAACAAAACTTAGAAGGCATTGAGCCGGGTACCGACTTAATACATACAGCAGAAGAAACACAAGCACGCAATGCTGAAAAATCCCCAACCGAACCATATAGGGGTTTGTACGCATCGCCAACAGAAGAGCCTGAATTTACTCGTGAACGCAAAGAAGAAATGCGTGCCGACCTTGAGCGTCGGTTGGCCAGTGTTATGTCTAGGTATGAGATGCCACAGGGTACATACGACATGCTCCGCCGCGCAGAGAACGCCTTGGCTGTCCCCAACCCCGATACTGACTTCATGCGTACGCTTGATGAGCAGTTAAAAGAAATTGAGAGTGGCCGTGAGGGTATGCCTCGCAAAGGTGCGGCATTGCCCACCGAAGATTTGCGCGCATACCCACTAGGTAAAAATGCCATACTCAGACAAAAGGAGACGGCGGTTTACAAACGCTTTTCAAAAGAAGCTGGAGAAGCAGGGCGTCCTATACTCCGTGGCGCTAGCGCTAAGCCTGCACCATTGTCAAGACAAGCCGAGCTTGAGGAACATTTACGCACCAGTGAAGCAGCTAGAGGCGAAGGGCCTATAAAAGAAAAACAACTGCCATTGTTCCCTGGGGAAACACCTAACCTTTTTCCTGAAACGGGAAAAACAATAAATCTTCAAGAAGAACTAGGTACCGTGCGCGCTAATCCTGCGCAGTTCCAACGCTTTTTGAATAGTGACAAAGTTAAAAAATTAAGACTTGCGCTTGATAAAGATTTAAACGAATTACAAAAACTTGATGTTATTGATCAATTAAAAACCCGTGCTGATGCGTTGGCTAAAGAAGTTAACGCAATGGAGTCCGTAAATCTTGAATATGGGCAGGCACAACGAACACTAAGACATCAGCGAGATGTTGGTAAACAAAGATATGATGTAAACCAACTACGTCAAGCAATGTTCAGCGGTATTATCAGACGTATGGGTTTGCAAAACAAACTTGACGAGCTTAAAAAAGCTAAAAACGAAATTGATGCGGAAGCAAGGGCCAATCATATTGGTGGTTGGGATGGCTTTGATCCTGACCTACACGCTAATCTTGAGCACATGCACGAAGAGTATCAACGCGCAGTCAACGAAATGGCTGAAATGCAAGGCGCATTGTCTACGCTTGAAGGCCGTTTAAAAGTTGAAGAAGCCAAGATTAAGATTGCCAAGCTCAACCCCTTAACAACTCCTAAAGATACATTGGCGGCCGCAAAAGAAGAATTAAATGCGGCGCGTTTTGATTTGGGCGAAGCACAAAAAACGGCAAACGCTGAACTTGTTGCTAACAAAGCTGAAGAAGGCAAACAACGCCGTGCTGATGAAGCGGTAGCCAAAGCCAAAGCAGACAAGATGAGAGCGGATATTGCCAAAGCACGGCAAGAACGTCTTGAAGCGGCATATAGCGAAGCAACGCGCGGTGAAGAATATTCTGCAATATCAGAAGCGCAACGAATGGCACAAGAACTGCCGCCCAGTGAAAGAGCGCCCACCACCAATGCAGAAGAGCAAGCTATTCGAGGCAACCCTGCAAAAGTTCTTGGCGGTTACAAAAGCAAAATTACTGGGTTGCAGAAAAAAATTCAAGCATCTAGAGCCAAATCAAAAGAAGCGCGAATGCAAGAACTGGAAGGGCTACGCAAAGATGTAGATGCCTTGAACAAAAAATATCGTGGCGCAAACTACGAAGAACGCGCCGAGTTAATACCGCAACTTGAAGCTGCAGAAAAAGCGTATGACGAAGCCGCTGACAAACTAGTAGATGCCCCCATTACGTGGATAGGCATGAAAAAAGACATCCATGATCTTGCCGTTGCTATTAATCAGCATGATCGTTTAGAAGACCGTATTAACTCTGGTGATTTAGGCGTTCCAAAAGAATTTTTAGAAAAAGTAATTCAACGCAAAGCCCCACGCAAAAGTATTAAACGTGCAGAAAAAACTGTCAATGGCATTAAAGATAAGATTGCCATTGAAAAAGACGAAGCTAAAAAAGTTAAACTAGAAAAGCGCTTGGCTAACGCTGAAAAGTTTTTGGTTACGGCAAAAGCAGAAGAAGCCCAAAGAAACACCCAAGCAGCCAAAGCTGCACAAGAAACTGCAGGCGCGGCTAAAACAACTGAACCAGCGCTCACTAAGAGCGAGGTCAAGAAAGCCACCAAGCAAGGCAATACTGTATATACCAGCAAAGGTGTAGGCGAAGAAATACAAACCAAAATTGCAAAAGAAGTTAAGTCAAAAGAAATTGTTGAGAACGAGAACAAGTACAAAGCGCTCAAAGCCAAGAAACCATCTACGTTAAACGCAATGGAAAAAGCGTTTATCCAAATGTATGATTACAAGTACGGTGGTAAGAGTTCTGGTTTGGCGGATGAAATATTGGCGGAAGATAAAAAAAACATTGAGTTTTCTCGCGGTAGTACAAACAATCCCAGTACTGTTTCTATAGTTAATCAAGAATTAAAAAAACATTTTAAAGATTTAAACCGTATTAAAATTTATTCTTCTGTTGAAGCTTTAATACAAGGTAATCCGCAATATAAAAACCGCATTCCTTCAAATGCACGCGGTTTTGTAGATACTGCGGGCAACAAAGTTTTTTTAATTGCAGAAAATATTAATCAAGGGCAAGCGTTAGGTGTCTTACTGCACGAAGTAGGCGCACACGTGGGCTTAAAAAACATACTTGGTGAAGAACAATACAACACGCTCAGTAGCACTGTAGAATCTTGGGCAAAAAGAAACGACAACTCTATAGAATCACGTATTGCTAAAGAAGCTATAGCACGAGTAAAAGAAGCCAAAACACCAGCACATCAAAGATCCGATGAAATATTGGCCTATGCTGTTGAAGAAGCGGTTAAGGCTGGTGTTACCCCCAACAAAATCAAAGGTGTGTTGGGTGAATGGCTAAGTAAAATTGCAGATAGTTTTCGTAAATTATTGCAAAAGTTTGGTATGCGCCCTGAAAGCCTTGACGCACAAGGCTTGGTTGACATGGCATTTGGTGCGGCACAAATGGAAATGCAACCTGTACCAAGCGGTATGAGTCGCCGTGCCTTTTTACGTGGGGCAGTCGCCGCTGTTGGTGGAATGCACTTACCCGCAGTTAACATGGGTATGTCGCTTGACGCTAAAGCAAAACTGTTTAACGCAACATTAGATGCCGCTGATTCATGGTTTAGCACTGTACTAGGTATGGCTAAAACTCCGGCTTTACGAAACATACTAAAAGAATATTCTTTTAGTATAGATAACGATGCGTTTGCGGAAGCGTTGTACAACGCGGATCCCGACATAGAAGGTAAAGAAAGCCTGTATGCGCATCTACATTGGGCAAGCTACGGCCCCGGCGATTCTACTGAATCTTTAATAGATTTGTTAGAAAGCAAACCTGACGCAGTTGAAAAATTACAAGCGGCTGTTTTAAATGTGCGTTCACAACTTGTTGCCGCAATAGATAAACTACCCAAAAAAGAAAACGGAGAAATTGCCGAAAATGAATTACCTGAAGTAGGAGAATTATTATTTTCTTCCAGTGAGCCTCCTTCTAAACCTATTACACCAATTCCAGTAAAGACTTTACTTACTTTTGGAAAAAATGCGCCTGCACGCAAGCCCGCGTCTAAACCATTACAACGCCTTATTACTCCTGAGATTGCAAAATCATTGACTAAAGAAGATTTTGAAAAGTTGGCGGAGACAAGGTACGGCACTAGCATAACGCATGACCACCCGGTTAATGGGATGACGTTTGAAGAAGCCGCTCTGCATGGAGCCAAGAAAACAACGTCGCCAATGGTCAAACAGTTGTTTAATGCTTTGGCAGAAGTGTTTAAACATGCGCCTGTATTAGATGGTAGCGGGCGTGTGTATACAGTAAACGACCCTATTGAAACAAACAAAGAACGTGCCTTGGGTATTTATAACACTTCTTTGGATGCTGTTTACTTACACGCAGAACCTAATGGTTCCAAATCTTTTAATAAAGTTTTGTTGCATGAGTTAACACATGCCGCAACAGTCAGGGCAATGTACTTAAAACCTGAACTGATGAAACAAATGGATGATCTACGCACCAAAGCAATAGCTTGGTTGCAAACTCCTGAAGGTAAAAAATACTTTAGGAATCACAGTATGGGTCTTGGTAAAACCCGAGAGAGCATCTATGGTTTAAGAAATGCAAAAGAATTTGTAGCGGAAGTTTTTGCCAACCGCGAATTTCAAAAATTACTGTCCGAGATTCCATCGGACAAACCCCGCAAGAGTATATTTACGCGCTTGGTTGAAGCGCTATCCAAGTTTTTTGAGATGCCCGCCAAGGCGGCACAATCTTTATTTGCGGAAGCAATATCCCTCAGTGAAGATGTAATGAATGTTACACGCGAACAAATCTATGAAGGCAAAGCCGGGCCCCTGGCTTTTGCTCCTGAAGAAGACATATCGCCCTTTATTGCGCCCAAATATAACACGGAAGCTTTTGCCCGTGTTGGCAATATTGCGGACAAGTTTATTGCCAAAGAAAAAACTCTTTTAGATAAAGTTAAAGCCAATGCCACAGGTTTGGCGGTTGAAACACAACTTGTTGACCGCTTTGCAGGATTTGAGCGCTTGTCCAAGACAATGGATGAACTCAAAGGCCACCAGATGATGTTCTATTTGCGCATGTATGACCAGCGCATGAACTTTGTAGCTCAGTCTGTAGCCAATGGTGCGTTGGGTATTGCCGAGAAAACTCGTGCCGATGGGCGCAAAGAATACCTCATTGAAAGTAAGCCAGGCCCCAGCCTCAAAAGCACCGTTGAGATTCTTAAAGAAGCTAGCCCCCTAGTGGGCAACGGCGAAGCCGTTAATAGGTTGTTTACGCTGTACATGTCTGCTATTCGTGCAAAAGACAAAGGTTTTGAAGCATTGCATTTTGGCAATAACTTGACAGAGGCGGAACTCAATCAAGCCAAGGCCACCATAGATGCTACGCCTGAACTAAAAGACATTTTTGATCGTGCTCGCCACGAGTACAACACTTATAACAGAAATCAATTGGAGTTTGCGGCGCAGGCAGGGGCGATATCCAAAGACGTGGTTGCCCGTTTATTAAAAGAGAATGACTACATCCCTTGGTATCGCCAACGTAATGGCGTAGCGGAACTTGTCATTGGCAGTGAGACGCCGATTAGAGTGGGTAGTATTGCAGAACAACCCTACTTGCAAGAACTTGTTGGCGGAGACACACCAATACTAGACTTTATGACAAGCTCTGTACAAAACACAAACATGCTCGCTGACATGGGGCTACGCAACCTAGCCACCAAGAATGCCGTGTTTGAGTTGGTTGACATGGATTTGGCGCATATCAGCAAAAAGAAACTTGCTGGGACTGATGTTGTTAAATTTAAAGTAGATGGTGAAGATCGTTACGCTATTATCGACACAGATAAAGTGGGAATACCTGCGGACATACTTGTCAAAGGTATGGAAGGCATACCCGCGCAAATGCCGTTTGCTTTCCGGGTCATGGGAATACCTGCCAAACTACTGCGTAAAGTTGTCACAGCATCTCCTTTGTATGCGGCCAAGCAGTTATTTAGGGATTCTTTGGCGGCCACTATTTTGTCAGGCGCTGATTTCACGCCAGTGATGGGGTCTTTAAAAGAGATTAACAGCGCAACCAAAGCCACGTTAGAACAACGCGGTATTACAGGGGGGCAGATATTTACTGGAACAAATGAAGACTTGTCCAAGATACTCAAAGACATTGTTAATAATAAGCCAGGGTGGCTCAATAGCTTATCCAAGTGGGAAGCAATGTCGATGGAAGCGGATGCCACAACAAGACGTGCGCAGTACAACAGCTATATTCAACAAGGTCTTTCCGAGATGGAAGCCACGCTGATGTCCTTGGAGTCTATGAACTTTAACAAACGTGGCGCATCTCCAAGCGTTCACATTATCAACTCGTTGATACCTTTCTTTAATGCACAGATTCAATCTTTGAATGTGTTATACAAAGCGCTCACAGGCAAACTGCCTTTTAATGAAAAGTTAAAGATTCAAGAAAAGTTGCTAGTTCGTGGGGCAATGTTGGCGGCTGGCGCACTGGCATATACCATGATGATGCAAGACGACGATGCTTACAAAAACGCTACGCCTGACCAAAAGTACAACAACTGGTTTGTGCGTGTTCCCGGTGTTGACGAACCTGTGCGTTTGCCTATTCCGTTTGAGATTGGTTACATATTCAAGGCATTGCCTGAAGCACTTTACAACACGATGGTTAACAAGCACGGCAAAGAAGAAGCTGTGGAAGCGTTCAGCGGAATCATGAAAAACTTGATTCCCGGAGGTTCGTCTTACGGCATACCACAAGCATTAAAACCTGCGATTGAAGCAGGGCTTGGTAAGTCGTTCTATACAGGGCGCGACATCTTGACAAAGACGGAGCAGAACTTGTTGCCTGAAGATCAGTTCAGAGCAAACACGACAGAAGCGGCCAAAGCATTTGGCAAAGCAACGGGCACATCGCCAATTATTATGGAAGAGTTGGTGAGGGGATATACGGGTACGCTGGGTCTTGCATTTTTGCAAGCCGTGAGCATGGGCGTACCCAAAGGCGACACTCCAGAGCAGACCGCAGGGCGGTTGTCAGAGTTGCCTGTGGTTGGTGGGGCGTTCCAACCTAATGATGCGGGCGGTATTATTAGCAGTGTTTACAAGCGCATGGACGATATTAAGAAAGTCGCTAACACAGTAGATGAGCGACTAAGCAAAGGCCAGAAGGCCGAGGCGCTAGACTTGATTCATAGAACTGGCAATGCGTATGCCGCATCTGAAGTAGCGGACTATTACACAAGCACAATGAAAGACTTAACGTCTTACGAGAATGCCATACGCGCCAGCAACATGACGGGCGAACAAAAAAGAGAGAAGCTCGATTACATACGGCAAATGAAAATTAAATTTGCCAATAGCGTACGGAATGCTACAGATAAAATAGCACTCCAGTAAGCCCGTTTTTAATACCGACTTTGGCTTTGGCGTAGAAGAGTCGGTGTTTTAGGGCTTGTTGGAGGCCCTCAATTCTGACGGCCTCCGTATCTAAGCAGGGGATGAAGAACCCCTGCCCCCTCTCAAGCCGTTTCCAAGGGTAATGGTTTCGCAGTTGCGATGATGTCATTAGCGTCCTCCTCACGACGGCTAATCTTCATAGTACCCACGCGCATTTGAGGGCCGTTGGTCTTGGCCATCATGTCTTTCTTAGGCATGTACGTCACTGTGTAGAGTTTCTCCATTTGCTTCTTAAAGTCTGAGTAGCCAAAGCTCATTGAGGAACAGAACGATCTCAAGAGACGCTCTTCAATATAGAAGTCTTTGCATCCTGGGGTGACACCATTCTCTACGCGTCCCATGACGTTCGCTTTAGTAGTAGCCCTGTCGATCATCGAACCGTCCCCCATCGCGGCGGAGAGGCCACCTTTTTCGCCATAGTTGATGATCACAAACTTTCCCCAGTATTCACGGATGAATCCGTTAAGTACATCCTCGGCACTACGCTTGTTGCCTTTGATGTTGTTGCGCATATGGACGATGCGCCGTTTGAGCGCCTCGATGATCTCGGCCATTGGAAACTCAGCAATGTCTGCGTGTTGCGAGTTCATTAACAACCCTGCGCTCACCATCGTTCCAACACCTGCCATCCAAAAGCGCTCATCATTGGTTGCGCTAAAGTCAAGGTACATCTGCGTCACAGCGCTTGTCACCATCTTAGCAACGAACGGGGTATTATCCACCATGTATTGCGCCATGAGGTGTCCTGCAATCGCATAGTTGTGAGAGATAGCCTTGATGACCTCGATGTCCTCTGCAGTCCACTTGAGTTCCTCATCCATCACAAACTCAATCAAGCGTCTTAACTCGCCTTCAGCCGCGTGCTTCCTGTCTCCAGTCAAGGTGTCAACGACGTGGGTATTGGAAGACATGATTGCTGTGCTCATCCATGTGGACAAATTCAAGCGCTCTTTGTTGGAGCCAGACTCCATACGCTCCTTGCCTCGACCCTCGGTCATGTCAAGCAAGAACTCAGGAAACCACTCAAAGTCTTTGCGGTTCTTGGATGTAATCTCGTCCGTTACAAGTGGTAGGCTATTCAGTAGCCCCAGTCTTTGTTGCATAGCAACAGGGCTAGTCCCCTTACCAGTACGATAATGCACAGGATGCCCCCACACACAAGCAGCACCTTCTAGTGCAAGGGATTTACCTGTGCCAGACTCGGTGCTTCCGCAATGAATTGTGAGTCCATACATACCAGTAAAACGCATAAGAGGCGCTCCAGCACCAAACAATATGATGGCCAAGTGGTCATACATTTTCTTTCGTACCAGGAGGTTGACAAAATTACGGAACGCATCGAGCGACCCCGTAGGTTGTGTGTTGAGGACGATGTTCTCCAAGCCGGGCATGGGCACGGGTACTGGCTCCTTGCCTTTGGAGTAAATCTTTCCTGCAAATACAAAGTCTTCGTTGGCTTGCCAACCATAACTTGACGGAACTTCGATTGGTGTTTTTTCTGTACTCATTTTTTCCACGCACGCCCTTATGTAAGCCGCTAAATTGTTGTCGTTACCTGCACCAAAAGCGGCCACAATGTTCTGGCTCGCCAATGATTTAACTGTTTCATCCTTGCTTACAACTACCTTTTGAAGAAGCGTAACTGTCTGCGCGCCTTGTGGGCGTAGCGCAAGCATGTGGATGGTGTGGTCGTTGCCGTGTTTCAGGATGTCTACTGGAAACAAATCGTAAGGCAATATCATGATCTGTTTAACAACCTTGTTGCCATTTGCATCTAAGTCTTCCTTCTCCATAAAAACCCCACCTCTTTCGCCATACGCATAGCCTCTGGGTGTTTCGGGTCTCTTGACTGTTTTACTCTCCTTTGTGTCTGTGATCTCTATTAATTTTTCTGCGCTTGTAACTGCTGTGTCTCTACCAAATACCAATGGGTTAGTGATCTTGCCCCAATGTTGGCACGAAGGACAAACACCTGGGTTCTCGCTATCCATTTTCTTGCAGGGGTAGGGGCCTTTGATTTGACTGATCTTGTCGTGCATACGATCATGGGGGTAGGGGTGCATATCGCTTAACCACACCGATGCTTTGTCCCCATCCACGCATACCTTAGTCCAAGACAATAACCCACGCCACAGCGGTTCCATGCCATCATCACTAGCGTTGTTGACGTAGTGGTCAAGCTGACCGCACCCTGCACCCTGCGCTGTAATTTTAATTATCTTACCAAATTTGGTTACAGAATTCTCAAAAAGTTTTACAGTCGTCGCGCTCGTAGACGTTGGTGGTACTCCTTGAAGCGCTATGGAATGCGTTGATACAGGTTGAGACACCACGTTTTCATACATTGTCCCCACAAGATGCTTGGTTATTATGGACTTCAAGTCTTCAAAGTTAAAGAAGCTACCCTCATTCATGAACCGAACATTGGTAACTTCTCTGACTTTCTTCTTACCCTTGACGCCATTGTTAAGGGTATCGGGCACACGCAGAACACGGGATGCATCGCCTGTAATCGTCGGGTCAATCGCCAGTTGCTTTTGAAAGCACAAGCGCTTGAACCCTTCAGCCACAGGTTTCCATTCTTCTTTGTCCATAGCCTCTGTGAAAGGCCAGTATGCGTGCACGCCACCGCCCGATGCTACTAACCACGGCTGACCCAAGTCGCTCAGCCCCACCTCATCGCTGAAGTTTAGTATCGCTTGGACAGCAAGTTTTGCTGACGGATACGCTTTCGGCTTAATGACTCCCTTCTCATCAGGTATATCTTTAGGATGATTACAATCCACATCCACTGCAATGCATCTAACCATTTGGACGTTGGACGCGACTCGCGTGTCTTCGATTCCAAAAGTTCCAAGAGCAAAATATATATCATATTTTTTGTTTCTCCATTCGTCTATCTTCGTTTTCGCTTGTTCAAGTGTCTCAACATAATAGTGTTCCTTTTTTTGAGTAAGCTCTGCCACACAGTAACGTCCGTTACCTTGGGATGGCAGAACCGCCGCCATAAAATCAAGCGGTTCCATAACTATCCTTTGGTTATTTAAACAGGTCTTGTTGTCCGTGCTGTGGGTAGGCGCGCGCGTTCTGCACATCGGCTTGCATAAAGCGCTTGAGTAGTTCTTTTTGGTAGTCTATTGGCATACCTTCGGGGCGGTACACGTAAGTCTCACTGAACCGAATCAACTCATCATTCGTTAGGGTTCTAGGTTGTATTCCTGACATATTCTTCTCCATGCTTCGTCTGCTGTTTTTGAGCTCGACATTATTTTTGTTAAAAATTCCACCCGATTCTGATAAGCGACAAACACATCCTTACCCTCGAACCAGTTGTAAACTGTTTGTCGAGTAACGCCAAGTGCGTATGCGATTTTCGTCACGGGAAAATCCAAATGAACAGCCCACCGCCCAAGGGTTCCACCCAAGTTTTTAGGCGAACGAGCTACGAGGTCTACAATTTTGTCTGAGTATGGCATTTTTAAAAGGGGGCGGTGCCCCCGTTATGGTTACTCGTCGTCCCAATCTGAAACAATGTCAGCGAGCTTGCTCTTCTTTGGAACTGCCGTAGGCTTGGATGCTTCCTTGCGAACTGCAGGTTCCTCATCAGCCTCGGCTATGGGCGCGGCTTTTGCTTTTGCCTTGGCCGCAATGGGCTCGTATGCTGAAGCGTCTTCTTCCTTGGTCAACACACCCATAGGGCGTGTACCTGCGATGACGAGGGGGGCGCTAGGTTTAACACCATCAACTTGAGATGCAGTCATGCGCACAGCATCCATCGCTTCTTGCGTGTGACCCTTGGCTTGAGCCAACTCGTACTCGACATTGGTGAGCCAACGCACAGGTGCAAACAAAAGCTTGGGAGCCTCGGCCTTAGTATCGAACTTCATTTGCGTCACGATCTTCTCGATGTCCACAGGAGGTGAAGCCAATGCTAGGTGCTTGACATACGCTTGCAATGGGCGCTTGTCGCCTTCTTCCTTGCCAAAGATTGACGTTGCAGGCAACGTGAGTTGCAACACATCATCAGGATTGTCGGCAAGCATTACCGCTAGACGCTGTTGGTAACGGCAAGCACGGCTATTACCCTGCCCCGATCCCGCTACGTTTTGCTTGCAAGTCATGCAAGTGTTGGACTGTGGTGCTTTAACTGACGAGTCAGGTGTCTCACCATCGTTAGACCAACAATCGGGGCCCGTGATGTTGTCGCCATCGTAGGACTTGGCGTAGAAGATACGGCTGACCTTGGGCGCGGCTTTGACCACGATGATATCGAGATGGCGTTCCTCGATGGATGCTAGCTCTTTACCACCTGCCACGATGCGAAACACGCCACCCTTGATGGAGATGCGTCTGCTCGTGTTGATTGTGCCACCCATGAGGGCTCTGGCTGTATCGGATAACTCGCCACCTTGGGCAAATGCGGGTACGTTTGATGGATTGAATACGGATATGTTTGACATGGTTGTTACTTAGTTGGTTTAACGACGCGAATCTCATACTCTGAAGAAGAGTTGAGCCCTGGGGGAACTAGAGAAGGATTCTCCTCTAAAAATTTGGCCATGTTAGCCTGTGCGATACGCTTCTCAAGCAAGTCCACGACATCGTGCTCAACGACAAAGCGTTTGAACGAGTCCCAGTCCTGCGTGTTGTAGCGTGTCTTGGTCACAAGGCTGATTGTGCCAAACTCGGTTCTGATCGACGTTGCGCCCTGCGCTTTCATCTGATCCTTGATCTCAAACTTGATGGCCTCAAGCTCTTCCTTGAGCATCTCGGTCTGAGTATCATACTCTTTGGTGAGTTCTTCCATCCGCATTTTGATTTTGCGGTATATCTTGGCTAGCTGTGCAAGAGGGATTACCTCGTCAGTTGTCTGTTCCATTTACATTCCTTTGTTAATAATCTAGTTTTGTTTTGTTGTCTAGCGTTAGACATTGTATATCAGTTTTTTATGCCATTGCAACCTCCTTTTGAATATTTATTTCATTCTCAAACATTTCGGTAATAAGTAAGTTGTCGCTTACCTTATCCTCCAATGCCCTGAACATCTTCTTCTCAATGGGCGAGCCTTGGATGTGGATGACGGTCACCTTGTCCGAGTCTTGCCCCTTGCGATCTGCCCTTGCAATGGCCTGCGTGTACTGCTCTACGCTCATCAAGGGGCCGTAGAATACCACGGTGTCAGCCCTTGTCAAGGTGATGCCGTGTGCCGTTGCTTGTGGTTGCATGACTAATACTCTAGGGTTTTCCTCATTCTGGAATCTCCTAATGATGTCCGCACGTCTAGGCGGTGTGACTGTGCCATTGATGAACTCGGTGGGGATACCACGCTTGTTCAAGTGGGTGTGAATGGTGTCAATCGTGGACTTGAACAGGGCAAAAATAATTACTTTCCGATCAGTTTCCTCAAGTATTTCTTCAAGTACCCCAAGCCTTGGTGCTGAGTCAAACTCCACGATCTCACGGTCATCAGTATAGGCAGCACCACAACTGATCTGCAAGAGCTTACTCACAGCCGCGGCCGCATTAACTGCGCTGATCGTCTCGCCTGATGCCTGCACAAGCATCTTGTCCTTGAGGAGGTTGTAGTACTTGGCTTGTTGTGGGGTGAGGGGTACTTCCCGAGTCATGGTAAGCACTGGGGGTAAGTCCAAGCATTGCGCCTTGGTGAACCTGATGGCAGGTTGCAAGGCTTCATGCACCAAGTCTTTTGCGTCAGGTTTGGGAGCCCACTTGTACATGGTCATCTTGTTCATAACCTTGTCACGCCACCCAGTAAAAAACATCGGTACGCCCGTGGGATTCACGAGCTTGGCGAGCCCATACGCATCGACAGGCGACTGAGATGCCGGGGTTCCTGTCATCATCCAGAGGTGGGTCTCAGGCTTGAGGATAGATTTCAACGCTTTCCACCGCTTGGTTGTGATGGTTTTGTACGCGTTGGCCTCGTCCACAATGACCAAATCAAAGCGTCCATCGTTGACCACTTCACTGGCGATGAGGTTGAGCCCATCGTAGTTTGTAATCACGAACTGGTAGTTTTGTTGGATCATCTCAATCCTTCGGGTAGCTTGCGCGTGGTGGGCGACTATGGCTGACCGATGGATGATGCTGTTGTTCATGTCCGAGAGCCACGCAGACTGCATGATGGACAAGGGGCAGAGGATCAAGCAACGCCTGACATCGCCTCGGTTCATCAAGTAGTCAGCCGCCCATAGTGCGGATAGCGTCTTGCCTGTTCCAGGTTCAGAGAACACGAATGATTTCTTGTGCAGGGTAAGAAATGACGCTGTCTCGATTTGATGATGCATCGGTGTGAACCGACCTGGCCATGTGTAGCGCTTTGTGATTGGTGAAGGCACGTTCTTAACCCCAAGGTTTCTCAGCACGCGCACTTCATCCAAGCCCCAGTAGACCGCTATCTCAAAGCCGTCATCGTACTCGCCTAGTATCTTATGTTTCGGAATGATGCTGTATTTGGCTGGGTTTCGCGTACGAAACACCAGCGCTTTGTCTTCAACGATTTGCATTTACTCACCTTTGTTATTTTTTGTTCTTGCCGTAGATGTTGCCGTGGTCATCGCGCCAACTTCTATTTGTTTTTTCTGCTACGACTCTTAGATTCTTTTTAGTATTCTTACCGCCTGCGTCAAGCATCTTGATGTGGTCAACCTCCTTGTTATCCCCCTTCTTGACCTTACCCGCTTTCATCTCAGTGGCGCGGGCTTTGTTTCGTTCCTCGCGCAGCTTGACTTCTTTGGGGCTTGACTCATACGCTGTGTTGTACGCTAATTTCTGTGGACTTGATTTAGGCATAATGCCCTCCTAATGTTTTGGATGATGCTCACACGTTGTCACAGGACACCACGGACACAAGCCTGATGGTTTGGTATTCCATACGCCTGTATCATGTGCCTGTTCGATTCTCGCTATGCGTTGGCGGTATTGCCACCACTCAGCTTGCGCCTGCTCCACAGCCATGCTGTGCCTAACCATATCGTCTTTGACGATAAACAAAAGAGCAGAGTTAACCTTCCTGATATGTGGCATATGCGCAAAGACCATCAATGACATGAGCTTTAATTGTTCCCGATCAGGGTACTTGTTATTGCCTGTCTTGTAGTCGATAACCCATGCCGTCATATTCTCATCGTCGATGATGAGTAAGTCTGCGATGCCTCGCACCCATACGTCTGGACTTGTCCAGTCGCAAGGCGTTAGGTTCGTGGTGAGTGCCATTTGTAGTTCACACAGCTTTCGTCCAGGCTTGGCAACGAGTGCGTCTAGCGTGGGCTTGGCAAACATAAACTGGTCAGGTAATACCACGCCATCTTGGATGTAGTTCTCCGCCGCTTTGTGAAACTCCGTGCCGTACTTGGTGGCGTCGGTCTCGATGAACGGGAAGTTCTTTAAGACCTTGACCTCTTGATACCTGCGTGGGCATCCCTCGTAGTCTTTGAGGGAGCTGTGTGACCATGTGACTTTCATTAGAACCTCGCTGATTTAATTGCTTTGGATAACCGCTTGGCAAACTCTTCTACAAAGTTCTCGCGTTTGTTGAGAGCGTACTCCCCCATGTCCACAAGAATTGCATGTACAAGCTCATGCCAAAAAGTCTCCTTGATCTCATCTTCTTTGTACTTGCGCCCAGTGATGTTGCTTTTAGCTCCGATCTTGATCTTTTGTTCAGGGTAAACTACTTTACCCATCTCGCCTTTATCAAGCATTGCTTCGACAACTTCAACTGAGTACCACTTGAGTCCAATTTTTATTTTGCGTGGTAGTTGTTCTATCATTACTTCTCCTTAGTTTTTTGCTAACCCATAGCGTTTGTGTGCGCCCACATCGGCATTCAAAGGAATGCCTTGCATGTAGCGAGGCTCCATGCACATTTGCTCCAAGACCCAAGTCTTAGCTTCTTCCACCTCGGCATCTGGCACGACAGCGATTAGCTCGTCGTGTACTGTGCCTGCTATGAAGTATCTTTTGGATACCCTGAGCATTCCGTCTGTCATCACAATGCGTGCCAACGCCTGTGTGACATTGTTTGTTATCTTTCCTGCGTACAACTTGGTAGCGTCTGGCCCGTATACATACTGGCTCCTACCTTTGTCATCTTCTACAATCCTCAAATTGGGATATAAAAGTTTCATTCCATTTGGCAATTCTATTTCTTCCTTGCGGAATGTCAAGCATTTATATTTGCGTTCTTCGCCTTCGTATAAACATTTCTCTAGCATTACCGAGCATTTATCCCAGAACTCAACGACTTGGTACGCAGTAGCTCTATAGATGTCTATGATCCTCTTGGAAGCTATAGCGTGCTCCACCAACTCCTGAATAGAACAGGTGTGTGGTATGTCTCGTAGCTTAATTTCATTTTCTTGCCACTCAACAAAGCGTTCGTAGAAGGTGCGGTTAACCCCTAGTGCTTTGGAAAACCTTCTTTCATACCTGACAGGCGGTGCCCCAAGGAACCCTGTTAAGAGTTGCGACGCAAACGATGCCCACCCAAGTCCGTACCCGCAACCCAAGAGCGCGCTCTTCGCAGACTGCCTAAGATCGGGATGGCTTTCTTTAGTGAGGTTGGGTATGTTAAACATCTGTGCGCCGAACGCGGCATAAGGGTCACCACCAGCCCTGAAGATGTTAAGCATGTCTTCGTAATCACTAAGCCACGCGAGGACGCGCGGTTCAATTTGCGAGAGATCCCCCACAACGAGTTGGTGCCCTTCGGGAGCCATAATCGCTTTGCGTAGGAATGAGCCACGCTTTAAGTTTTGCATGTTGATGGCCGAGCCTTTTGCTGCCGACCACCTGCCCGACTTCGCTCCGTAATATGACAACGGAACAGGTAGACTGCCTCGCTGACTAATGTCCAAGAACCTCTGCGCCCTTGTGCGCTCCGTGGTTGACTTAACCCGTAGACGCGCTTCACATAAAAGGG